AGCCGCTCCAAGAGGGCCGTGTAGTAGTCCAAGCTGGATTTCGCTGCGCGGTGGTCTTTGACCGCGTTCTGGAATGCTGCGCTCTCCGGCTCCGCCGCCGCCTCAACAATCCGCTCTGCGGCGTTCTTGACCTCTGCGTCGAGGGCCAACCGCTTTTCGGTGACGAGCTGGATAGCGTCGGTGAGGTCGTCCGGGGTGAGAACGCGCTCGCGGAGGGCCGCGATTTCTGCGTCTTTCTGGTCGGAGATTGCGTGGGCTGCGGCGTGGGCGGCCTCGTAGTCCTTTTCGCTCTCCGACAGCCGCTCTCTCAGCTCCTCAATGGTGCCGTTCGCTGCGTTGAGCTGTGCGTCTGCGTGGAGCCAGCGGGCTTTCATGTTGTCCGCGAAGTCGTTCTCGATGTTGCTCTCCGCGTCCTCGAAGCACCCATCAAAGGCGGTGGCGAGGTAGCTCTGCGGCCCCAGCTCCTCGACCATTTTCCTGATGGCCGCCAGCGTGTCCCGCTCCTGCTGTTTGGTGGCGCAAGCGTCGTCACGGAGGAACTCAATGCCGGTGATCTCGACGGGGATTTCCGCGTCTTTGTGGGCCTTGCAGAAAGCCTTGCGGACACTGGCCTCTGTGCGCTCGACGCGCTGCGTGGTGTAGGTCTGGCTCCCCATAGTGTAGGTGATCTTGTACTCGTTCATATTGTACCTCCCTGACGCTATCCGCGTCATTTGTTGTTGTGTTGTCCTTGACTGTAGCCTCATTATAGCCCCTATTTGGGGCAAAGTCAACACTTTTTTGGAAATTTTGACGCAAATAGAGACATTTGTTGACTGTGCTGTACTTCACCATGCGAAATTGTGGACTATGCCCCATTCAAGGCAAAAAGAAAAGCCCCTCCCCCGGATTTCTCCGAGAGAGGGGCTGGGCGACCTTGTGGCTGCCTGTTACTCTGTCTGCTTTTGGGCGGGCTGCTCCGCTCCGAGCTGGCCGATGGCGACCTGCGCGACGGTGGCCGCCGTCGCTGCTACTGTGCTGGCGGCAATAGCGGTGGTGTCGGCTGTGCTTTCCATCACCGGGAGGGCAAGAGTGGCCGGGGCCTCGTTTTTCTGCTTGCGCACCTCTGCCTCGATTTTGTTGGTGAGGTAGTCCTTTACGTCACCGTAGATACCCTCAATAAACGCCATAGCCGCCGGGCTGATGGAGGCGAGGCAGGCGTTGAGGGCTTTCTTTGCGGCCTCCGCCTGTGCCTCCGGGGTAAACTTCCCGGCCTGTTTCAGTGCGTCCACATAGGTCTGGCTGGTGGCCGCTACCGCGTCGGCAATCGCGTCCGTGATCTCCTTGATGTAGCCCTGCGCTTTGATGTTGTCGGTGTTCGCCTGCGCGTGTTTCCCCGCCTGCTTGATGTAGCCGACGGCATAGGCGGTGAGTACGGGGACGGCTGCTGCGATAACCGCCAGCAGCAGGTCTAACAGCATTTCTTTCATGGTCTTTTCCTCCTGTTTCTTATTCCGGCAGTTTCAAAACCTGTCCGGGGTGAATGGTGTCGTTGGAAAGCCCGTTGAGGCTCTTGATCTCCTTGTAGCGGCTCCCGTTGCCGAGCTGCTTTGCGGCAATCGCCCAAAGGCTGTCGCCGCTCCTGACAGTGTATGTCCGTGTGGCCGCGCTGCTGGCCTTGCCGGAAACGTCCGCCGCGTCTACCCAGCCATAGACGTTGCTGCCGCCTCCGGCGACGGCGACGAGGTGGTACGGGTGCTTGCTCTGGCCGGGCCTGTAGACCTGCGTGACCTTTGCCTTGCCGGGCTTGCAGGCGTGTCCGTTGGCCGCGTCCGCGCTGGCGTAGTGCCTGCTGCCCGTAAAGTCTACCGTGTCCCCAACCTTGAGGCCGCTGGCCGCCGGGCCGGGGGCAGGGGAGGGGGTGGCGGCCCCGCCGGAGGCGTTGCCGCCTGCCGTGGCCTTGCTGCTGTACTTGGGTACGCCATACCCCCGGATATACCGTCCATTCACCTTGAGGGTGCGCCGCCCGACGGCGTTGCTCATGTTCCCCTCAATGACGGTAATCGTCTGGCCGCTGACCTTTTCCACAATGCCAATGTGGTCTGCCGACCCGGTGCAGTCTCCCGCGCCGTTGTCGTCCCAATCGTAGAAAATATAGTCGCCGGGGGCCGGGACGTGCGCGTCGTTCTCCTCCCAGCTCCCCAGCGCCTTAAATAGCTGGATATGCTTTTCGCACCCGCACTCCGTCGGGATAATGTCGGTCAGCCCCGCCTTGATCGCCACGGCGCTGGCGAACGTGCTGCACCATGCGTCGGTATACTTCACGGGGTAGCCCCGCGCCAGCGGCTTGTGGCTGTTGTAGAGGTCGATGATCTCCCTGTGGGAGCCGTCGCTCTCCTTTCTGCCGAGCCAACCCTGTGCAATGCCGACTAATTTCTGTCTCAATGCCTGCTCCGTCATGCTGCTGCCTCCCTTGTCCGGGCCACTGGCCTTGCCTGCGTACTTGTCGTAGTAGGTCTGGCCGTAGCTGGCCCGCCTTGTCTTTGCTGCGCTGCTCTGATCTGCCGGGCGCTCGAAGTTGAGGAGTACGCTGTCGCTGGCCGCTTTGACGGTGGTGGCCGCCTTGAGGGTTGCCAGCACTCCCTTGTACCCCTCCGCAAGTTCCTTAAAAAGAAAATCGAGCTGCATTTCCAAGTCTCCGATAGACCTGCCAGCAGCCCGTGCAAACGCAAGCATATTCTGTTTTCGGCTCCAAAAAGTCCACTGGGCGAGGCCATAGCCCGCGCTGTCGTGAACGAAGTTGGTATAGGTGCCGTCGTCCACCGCCGCCGTATAGCTTTCATCGGTGTGGCCCAGCCCCTTTTCGTAGCTGTTCTGTAGGTTCTTCGGGTTGAGGGCGCTTTCCGCGTAAAGGTTCCCCATCAGGCCCGCTGCGCCCGCCTTGCTCAGCCCCTTGCCAACGAGGTAGTTCCATATCCTCTCCTCATTGGTTGCTCCTGTCAGTCCCATGCTGCCCTCCTTATCTTTCGCCGGGCGGCTCCTGCGCCTCCCGTTTGTCCTCCTGCTCCCACCTGCGCTCTTTGTTGCGGTCTTTGGTGGTCTTTATCCACCCCATAATCCCGCACTCTCCGCCCAGCGTCGCAAATACGCAGGTGACGAGCGTGTCCGGCACCCCGCCGCACTCCCGGTATATCCCTATCATCGTGACCGTAAAGGCCAAAAGGGAAATCCCCACAACGATAAGAATAATATCCATCACGCCGAGGCGATTTCTGCTGCGGGGGGGCCTCTGGTGTTTGGCCGTCCTCTTTCCACGTCCCATGCCTCCTGCCTCCTCACATTCCGAAATGGGTAAAAATAAAGCCGACCACAATGCCGACAATGGCCGTGGCGATATAGCCAATGACTTTCCGCCACATTTCCCCGTCCCGGCTTTCGAGGGTTTCCAGCCGCTTGCCCTGCTCTTTCTGCTCCTTGAGCATATTCTCCATGTTGGTGGCAAGCCGCTCTACAGAGAGGGCCAATGTGGTCTGCGCTTTGGCGTTCTCCTCAAGTATGTCGAGCCGCCTGTTCTGCCTGTGGTTTTCGTCTGCGAGGTTCTGGTTCGCCAGCTCCATGCTCCGGCGGAACTCCTCATGTTCTGCTCTGCTGATAGGTGTGTCCATTTTTATATCCCCTTTCCAGAAATTCGCTGTGTAAAAATAGAGGGACGCGCCTGCGCCCCTCTCTTTATGCCTCCCAGTCTCCAACAAGCTCGCGCAGGCGGTTCCGCTCCGCGAGGGCTTGCTCCTCTCTGACCTGTTCTCCGAACTGCTCAATGACATACTGCTGTGCCTTGATGATCTCTGCCTGCCGAATGCAGATGTCGGTCAATTCCGCAATAAGCTCCACCCCGCTCATCCCGTCACCTCCTCCCAGCCATACACCCCCGGCTCCCACACATTGTTGTCCACACTCGATGTCCAATGCTTGTCCGCGTGGCTGACCTGCGCCCCGGCGGGGTACGCGTCCGTCGCTCCAAGGGGTTGGCTCCATTTCGGCCACTCCTCCTCCGGGTCGGAAATCGCTACCCAAAGGCTGGGGGCTGCGTCTGGTGTCCAATCCGCCTGCGACGTGTGATCGCCCAAACAGCGGTACAGTTTGCCGCCGTGCCTGCGGATATTCCCGGCTTTGTAGTTCACCGGGACGGCCCACGCCGCGAACATTTCCGCGTGTTCTCCCGCCGTGGTGTCGTCAATGCTCCCCGCCTCCGCCATCACAACGAACGCGATATTGCTGGCCTCCCCAACGGTCTGAATACGGGCCGTGTTTTGGAAAATAAGTTCCCCGCTCTCCGCCTCAATCGGCACGGCCTCCGGCGCTCCGGGAATAGCCGTCCCGCCGGGGAGGTTATAGAGGTCGCCGTTCACCGCAATGCCCTCCGCCTCCGGCTCCTGCGCCTCAACGTAGACCCCCTCCTCGTTCACCTTGACGTAGCGCGGCCTGTCGCAGAGCGCCAGCAGCGCCCCGCCGCTCATAATCGCATACATATTCTTTTACCTCCTGACTTTGATTTTCAGCTCGTCAGCGAGCCTTTGTAGCTCCTCCGGCGCAGCTGCGAAAAATGCCTCGTTGAAGATGATAACGTCCAAGTCCTCCCGCAGGAAGTGCCGCCAACTCCGCCAGAGCATTTCCCTCTCCTCGTCCGAAAAGCGGTAAAAAGCGCCGTCCGCTTTGGATTTCCTCTGCCTCTGGCTATAGGCGATTGCCCACGTCAGCGCCCCGCGTTCGAGGCCCCGCCCGTCGTCGTTCTGTGCGAAGTGCTTTTTGGCGTTCTCGCTCGTCGTATAGCATACCGCCTTGCCCTCCGCCGTCACGAGGCTTTCGCCCTCTGTTTCCAGCTCTGTCCCGTAGGGGATATTAAGCTGCTCCCCGCACAGAGCCAGCTCTTTGTACCTGTGGTGCGTAACAAATCTCATGCCGCCTTTGCCTCCTGCTGTACGGTTCCGTGCTGGCGGTAAATCCAGCCCGCGCCCGTCTTTGTCGCTTTCATCGTACACTTGAATTTCTTCTTTCTGGCCGCAAGCTCCGGCGCAAACAGCCGCGTGAATTTCTCGTCCATCGACCGAAGCGTCCGATAGCTGTTGCACCTCTGCGCGTGCGCCCTCCATGACTGGTAGGATTGGATAGCGTCCTCCGGCGAGAGCTTTCCCACGTCCACCCAGCGCCGGAAAATGTCGAGTTTCCTCCGCATAGCCTTAATGCTCTTGCGGCTCAACTTCATCGTCACCTTTCCGCTTTCACGCAGTGTCACCCGCATTTTTAGGAATGTAAAAGAGTGGTGCCGGAATGGGGTTATGATGTTCTTCTTGTCGCTCATTGCAATCCCCAGCTCCTCCGCCAGCGCGTAAAGGCACCGCTTGATGTCTGCAAGCTCCGCGAGCGACGGGCTTATCACATACCCGTCGTCCATGTACCGCCCATACCCATGAATGCCCCGCACGTCTTTGACGTAGTGGTCTATCGGGCTTGCGAAGTCGAGGGCGATAATCTGGCTGATCTCGCTGCCCAGCCCTACCCCGTGCTTTCGCTCCGCCGTCTTGTCTGCGGTTTTCATCTTCAAGAAGTCGTCCACATAGTCACAAAACAGCGCATATAGGCGGTCGTCTTTGATTTTGGCTCTGGCCCGCGCCTTAATGGTGTCGTGGGGCAGGCTCCCAAAGTACCCCTTGAAATCGAACTGGTATATTCCGCCCTGCGTCCCGTACCTGCGGTAGTGGTCGCGCAGGTGCTTTTTCAGCCGTCGGAGCTGGAAGTCCATGCCCTTTCCCGCAAGACTGGCCCCGTTGTCATATACAAAGCTGCGGGAGTATGCCCCCACGAGTAGGTTCTTGCATAGGCATTTCTGCGCCGCCCTCTCCTGTATCGGCAGCGCGTCGATGTCCCTACGCTTTCCGTGTTCGATGGTCGCAAAGCTCTGAAAGCCTCTGAATTTCCTTGTCCCGTCCCGTATCGTCTCATACGTCTTTTGGCTCTCCGCCAGTAGGTCAGTCTCGAAGTTTATCGTAGACGTTTTCCACCGCGAGCCATTGCAGCATTCCTTTCCTGCCCGGCAGAGGTTCCCGAACGACATAACCTGCTCAAAGCTCTTTCCTCCGGCCTCCTGCGCCTTTCGCGCCCGCCGTGCTTTCCGCCGCTGGTACCGTGCCTCCCGCCTTTCTATACTGTTCATTCTCTTGTCTCCAAACTCAATGCAATCTCCCGCCCGTACAGCGTCATGGCTCCTCCGGGTGGTTTGCGGGGTGCATCACTTCCCGCACCTGTCCCGGCGGCCATAGCGGTTTCTCATAGCTGCGTAACGGTTGCTCATGTAACAGGGGAGGCGGGTGCCGGGTCGCTCTGTTCTCCGGCCCCGCCCGCCAAAACTCCCCCGCCATGCAAGTAGCGTCCGGGCCTCCGTATCGGGCAGCGATTTTAGGTCTGTAACCCCGTTCGGGGCCAGTCGCCAAGGTGCAAGCTCTCCTTTAAGGTTTGGGGCGCGGTTTTCGCTTTCGCTACTAATTCTGGCCCCGGTCTTGTTTTCTTAAATCCCGGCGCGAACCCATTCGAGTAGTTGGCGTTGTTGTTGCTGTTGCTGCCGTCGGTATTGACGAGCCTGAAATTGTTCGTGTTCGTCGCATTGACGGAGCGGAGCCACCAATTGCAGGCGGTGCCGTCAGAGCTTGCCCTACTGTGTGTTTACTGTTTCTGTGCCTCCGGCTTTTTGTGCCAGCCGTTCCAGCGCCTCTTGTCGCTGTCGGCTACTGCCCGGAGCTTTTTGAGCGCGTCGTTTCCTGCGGTCGTCCACCTCTGGAAAACCGCGTTGTAGTCCACCTTGCCCTCGAAAAAGTTGTTGCCCTCGTCCACCATCTCATAGCAGAATGTGATCTCTGCCAGCAGCGCCTCCGCGCTACTTATCGCTACTTTCATGTAGCGGTGCCGCAGCTCGAAGTCCCGCAGGCTCATTTCCTTGTGGACGTAGATCGCGTTCGCCTTGACTGCGTTGGTGTAGACCTCCCCCGCCAGAGCAAGCAAATTGTTTGTGATTATCCACCTGTAGCTTGTCGGGAATTTCTTCACGGCCTGTATCGTTTCCACCCGCAGTTTCCGCGCCAGCGCCACAAATTCTGCTGCCGCGTCTTTTCTTCTGGATTTGTAAACCGACACTTTTCCGCCCTCCTTTCCATTCTGCATTTCTGTCGTTCCGCTGGTGTGGACTTTCGTCCCCACCGCTCCACTTGGGTTTCTGATTTTTGATTAGGCAACCTTAAAGCCCGGCGCGAACCCATACGAGTAGTTGGCGTTGCTGTTGCCGCTGCCGCCGTCGGTAGTGACGAGCCTGAAAATGTTCGCGGCCGTCGCATAGACGGAGCGGAGCCACCAATGGCAGGCGGTGCCCGTGTCGTTGTGCTTGTACCTTACGCGGCTGTTGCCGTTTTTGTAGTAGTCGTACTGCTTTTGGTAATTCTGCTCTGCGCTGTTTGCGTAGTAGCGGGTGCCGAATGCCTCGAACTCCGCAAGCAGCCAGATTTTGTCCTGCGTCGCCGTGACATAGCTGGCCGTGTTGTTGCCGCCGCCCGTGTTGTCGCTGTATTTGGTGCAGGAAACAATGGCGCTCCGCCAGTCTGCCGGGAGCGCATTAAGGAACTGCGGGCAAATCGTCTTGCGCATATAGCTCCCGTTCCACCCGCCGCTGTTGGTATTTGTGGTGTTCATGCGGAATGCCGCAGAGCTGCCGCTGCTGTTGTAGCTGCCGTCCACAAAAGCAATGTCTTTCCCGGCGGAGTTTTTGCCGAACTGGAAGTGAATGCTGTTGCTGCCCTCCACGCTCGCATTGTGGTTAAAGCCGAGGATAATCGCATAGTAGGTGTCGTTGATCGCCAGCGAGCCGACCGTCCCGTTGACCTTAATGCCAATCTTGTCGCCCACGCTCCAAAGGTTCGCCGCCTGTCCGCTCTGGGCCGCCGCCTTGATTTCTGCCGCCCCATTGTTTGCCAGTGTCCCGCTGGGCATACTCACCGTCACGCTCACCGTCTTGCTGGACGGCGCGGTGTGGTTCGTGCCTGCGGCCACGTTGATGGTGACGGTGACGTTGCCTGTGGCTTTCCCGGTCACAGTAACGGTAGTGCCGGAGACGCTGACCGTAGCCGTCGCTGTGTTGCTGCTGCTGGCGGTGATCGCGCCGTCGCCCGCCCGCGTGACGGCCACCGTGCCTGTCTTTGTGGTGACGTTCAGCGACATCGAGGTCTTATTCAGCGAGAGGCTGCCCGCTGCCTTGCCAATGCTCCACGCCACTGTCTTTGCGCCCGTGCCGCCGTCGCTCCACTGGTGGTTCTTGTTCGGCGTGACCGTGGCGTTGTAGCTCCCAGCGTTGGTGCCGGAGGTCGTGCCGCCCAGCGTCATTTTCGCACTGTCGTAGTTGTTCAGCTGCGGGCTTTGGGCGCTCCCGCTATAGGTCAGGCTGCCTTTCTGTGTCGGGACGGCGAGGGTGGCCCGATTGATCTTCCACGTCACGCTCCTCGCGTCCCGTGTCCCGTCGTCCCATGTGTAGCCGATTTTCGGGGTAAAGGTCGCCGTATAGGTTCCTGCGTCTACGGCGGAGTAGTCCCCGCCAATCGAGAGCTTTTCCGCGTCATAGCCGTTCCATGTGGGGCTTTGGGCGCTCCCCGTATAGGTGAGGCTCCCGCTCTGCGAGGGGACGGCGTTGATAATGCTCGTCAGCTTAGTTACCGCTTGGAGCGCTGCGTCCGCCGATGTCTGCGCGTTGCCCGCCGCCGTGACCGCCTCCTGTGCGGTAGATTTTGCGAGGTTCGCCGTCTCTGCGGCTGTGTTGGCCGTCCTGTTCGCCGTCGCCGCGAGGGTGGCCGCCCCCTGCGCTGTTTCCAGCGCCTCGTCCGCTGTCCCCTGTGCGCTCGTCGCGTCGCTCTGGGCCTTGTTCGCCGCCGCCAGCGCCGCCTCCGCCGTAGACTGTGCGCCGTCAGCGGTTTCCTGTGCTGCTTTTGCTGCGTCGCTGGCCGCTTGGATTTTCGCGTTGAGCTGTTCCTCGTCCCCGGCTCCGCCAGGGGTGTTCACTGTTCCCCATGCCATCTGTTTATTCCTCCTCTGCGCTGTTTGGCGTAATATGCACGTTCACCCCGCTCTCCGCGCTGGGCCGCACGTTAAGCAGGGTGAGACTTGCCTTGATTTCCGAGGCCGGGGCTTTTTTCGCGTAGAGCCGCACCGCCCCGGCCATGCTCTTGCAGCTCGTATAAAGTCCACAGCTCCGGGCCGTGTCCGCGTGTATCGGCCAGATCGCCAACTGCGGCACCGTCTCCTCCGTAGCCTCAAGCACAGGAATGTCGATGTGCAGGCCCGGCGGCTCCTCGTTTGGCGTGATGTCGCCCTCCGGCGGCTCCTCTCTGCTCTCGCCGTCCGGCTCAAGAGCCTCTTGGTTGTTTTCCCAGCCTGTCGCCGGAATGGTGATCTCCTTTGTGAGTGTGGAGGCGGCGATAAGCTGCTCAACCGCCTTGTAGGTCATAACCGCCTCCGGGTCGATGGTGGCCGTCACCCGGTCGATCTCGTCCACCGCCGCAATCAGGTCAAAAGTCGCCAGTTTGCCGACCGCTGCGCTGGCCGGGCGAATGCGCTCCGGCTCCTCCTCAAGCACGAGATAGGTGTACGGCACCTCTCCCTCGTCCGGGTCTGCGGCGTAGAGCAAAATGCCCGTAGCGTAAAAGCCCTCCGCCACGTCCGAGCTGTTGATTTGCACCGAAACCTGACATTCCCCGTCCACCGGGTTCCCCACCGCCGAGATTTTCGCGTCCATGACGTACCCCGCAGGCTCCGTCATGCTCTTGGGGGTCATACCCTCCGGGATAGAGCCTTTGCCGACGGCTGCCCGCGTATAGTGCATTTTGCACCGCCCGGCCAGCACCTTTGCTATTAGCGCCCGCCCTGCTGTCGAGCTATAGCTCCCATCTTCAAATTTAGGCATTTCCGCTTTCCTCCTTTATCAGCTTTGATTTTATTTTCGTCTGGAAGAACACCCCTCCTGCGCCGCTCCTGCGGCCCGTAGAGGCCCGCCTTACGCCGGGCGGCTCTCCGTTAAGGGTAGGCGTTAAATAGCCACTGTGCGCCACGAGGAGCGCCCTGCGGACGGTTCGCGGCTCTGCCACGAATTGTCCCGTCTGCTGCGTCCCAATCGCCCCGCCGTAGCCTACCCGGAGCTGCTGGCGGAACGTCCGCTTTGTCCGCACCTGCATACCAATCGCAAGGTGCGCCGGGACACGGCGATAAAGGGTGTCCAGCAGGTTCGCCTCCCCGAACACCTCCCCCTCGATGGTGATGTAGATTACCCCCAGCTTGAAGTCAATCCCCACCGCGCCGCCCGTGTAGTTGGCTATGATCTCCCGTATCTCCTGCTCCCCGATGTGGCCGTTTCCGCACAGCCTCCCAATGACGACGCGCTTTCTCTGGTCGAGCGTAAGCTGCTCCGCGTAGGTGATGTGGAGTATTCCCTCCCATTCCTTGACCGTCTCCGCGTCCGCCGTCAGGATAAAGCTGTTGAGGAAAACCCTCTCCACCCCGGCCTCAAGCCCGTCTGCCACCCTGCCGAACGCCTTGAGGATTTCCACCATCTCGAAAACGTCCCGGTAAAACCGTGGGTAGTACGTCAACAGCTCCTCGTAGCTGCCCGTGTAGTACCTGTTGTAGAATTTCACGCGATTTCCACCCCCCGCAGCACTGGCACGTCCTCCTCTCCGGGGGTGATGTTGTGGGTGTCGCCGTTGAGCCGCAGGTCGCTGTAGTCCACGAGGCTTTCCATCTGGCTCAAAATCGCACCGACGGCGGAAACGCGGACGACGACACTCTCGCCCTCTCCTGCGTCCAGTACAAGCTCCTTGAGGTATCTCTCAATCGCCTCTGCCGCCTCCTCCTGAGCGGCCTGTTTGGTGGCCCCGCTCGCCAGCTCCGCGCCGAACGTGACCGTGATTTCCAGCGCCTCCGCGCCGACCGCCGTAAAGTGCGCTCCGATGTTTGCCACCCCGTTTCCGAGGCCGTCCCCCACGGTGTATGTCTTGCCCTCTACCGTGGCCGTGAGGCCCTTTCCCGCCGGGTCGATATACTCCTGCACCTCTGCCACCTTTGCGGCCCCGCAGGGCTTTCCTACCGGGTCAATCAGCACTCCCTTGACCGTGTTCGGCCCGTTCCATAGCGGGATAATCCGCGCCCGGCCCACGCCGTCCCTGCTCTCGCACCATGTCTTGTAGTGCTGCCTGTTTCCGTTCTCTGCTGGCCCGGCGATTTTCTCAAATACCCGGTTGCGCAGGCTCGCGTCGTCCTCGTCGTTGCTCCCGTTCTCGTAGATCGCCCCAAACGTCGCCGCCACAAGGCCGTCTATGTTGTTCACCGGGACTGCCGGGGTGCCTGCGTAGATGTCGTTCCCGTCCTCTCCGGCGGCCTCCGCCTCAAAGTAGTAAACCCCCGTCCCGGCCTCCACCTTGAGCGTGAAATAGGCTCCATCGTAGTAAAAGCGCTCGCCCGCCTGCGGCGTGGTGCCGTCGAACTCCGCCCGGTACTTTGCTTTTGTCGCCGCCAGCCGCGTCACGCCGTACTCGCTGGCCTTTGTGTCCAGCGCCTCCCCCGTGGCCGTCGCCAGCCGTGTCATTTCCGAAACAACATCAAGGTCGGTGTATAGCTTTGCTACCTTGAGCAGCACACCAGAAACAGCGTCGAAAAAGATACTGCCCTGCCGGGTGTCGATTTCCTCCGGCGCATTGTTCAGCACCTCCTCCAAAAGCCTCTCGTATGTGTAGCCCTCGAACATTCTCAAATCACCTCCTCAATCTCTGTTGCCCCGAAAACCGTGTCCGCCGAAAAAGAAACACGCGCCCCGTCCCCCTCAAACTTCATCTTGAAATTTGAGATAGACAGTATGCGCGTGTCCGGGCGCAGCGCGTCCTTGACAAAGCCCTCCAACGTGGCCTCGCTATAGTCTCTGGTTGCGTCCTTTGCCGTGACTGCGGCCTCCGCCTCGTTTCCGTACTGATGGTCGTAAATCAAGCACTTAAAACGCGGCGTGATGATCGCCTTGCGTATCGCTTGGTCTACCGCTGCAAGGCCGTCCACCTTTCCGACAATCCTGCCCTTTTCAAGGTCAAGGCGGTATGTCCTTGACGGCAGCTCCGCCGCCTCTGTGATGGTCTCAACCGGGATAGGGATAAACGTCTCTGCCATCGTCACACCACCCTCCCCAGCACAAAGTATTGCTTTCCGTGGTTGAGGGCGAGCAGGTGGACGCGCTCCCCGGTTTTCAGCCCATTGTGTACCCGTATCGCCTTTCGCCCCTCGATAGGGTGCGCGTGGGAGGCGAATGCGGGGTAGCCGCTGCCGCCGCTGACCGCCTCTGTCTGCCAGTGTACCGTGACCTCTGTGTCGTAGTCCGTGAGGTGCCTCGGCACGATAACATTCCCCGGCCCAACCGTCAGCTTGTCGTCGTTCACCGCTTGGATTTTGAGGGGGCTGGTGGATTTCACAACCCCCTGTATCACCTGCATCCCGTCTCCGGCCAGCCCTTGAAAAAGCCCCTTGATACTGGTTTCCTCTCCTGCCATCTCTCCCGCCTCCTTTTAGCTGAATGAGCCGTCGTCCACCCACCCATACACCCAAGAGCTGCTGTCCGTGTGTATCAGGTGCCACGGGTGCTTTGCGCCTTTGGCGACGAGCGTTATCTTTGCCGGGCCTGCTTTCGGGTTGCCTGCGGCCTTGCCCGCCGTGCTGCTGACGTAATGCGGCCCGCCCTTGAATTGCACCACGTCCCCGACCTTGTACTCTTTGCCGCCCGTGTCCTCGCCCTTTTTCTCTTTGGCGAGGTCGTTTGCGTAGTTGAGCTTGAGCGACATAATGTGCTTGCCGTCCTCGAATGAGTGCGTGTCCTCGTCCACATAGAACGTCCGCGCCAGCCCCAGCTCCGGGATAATGATGTAAACCCCTATCCCGGAAATGACCTCTGGAATGCCGATGGCCTCCAAGCTCAACGACCGCTCCGGCGTACTCTTTTCGTCCAGTATGCTTGCCACAAGGTCGTTCACCTGCGCCGCCGTCAGGCTTTCGTCCGGCTGGTCGATCTCTTGGAAAATCCCGATCTTCTTTTCCAGCTCCGCCTTGCTCTTTTCCGCGAGGGTCGTCCCCTCCTTGGAAATCATCTTCACGCGGGTCTTGATGTCCTCAATGCTCCTGCTGTAGGTGTAGCCGGTGAGGTTCTGGCCCACCTCAATCACCCACTGTAGAATGTTCTCCCGCCGCGTCAGGAGACTTATTTTGCCCTTGTCGCTGGCTACATAGTGCCGTATGCCCGTCGCGTCGAAGTCGAGGCTTAGAGCGTCCGCAATCGCGTCGAATGCCGTGGTCTTTGGCTTTGTCAGCTCCGGGATTTTATAACTGCACTGCGCCACCTCTCCCATCGGGAGGTTAAACCGGGTGCAGCAGTCCCGGAACACGTCGCTGGCCGTCTTATTCTCATAGGTGAACGTGTCCTTGTTGTTTGCCAGATAAATCCCATTGTCATAGGCCGTAAAGGTGAGCTTTTTCTTGTCGCTCTGCGTCTGCGCCATGATAATGCCCCGGAAAAGCTCTGTCCCATTGTAGCTGAAAATGCACTGATGTCCCTGCTCCACGTCGATTTCGCTCCGGGCGTGTTTGTACCCGTCGTCGTCAATCAG